GGTTAAGAGAAGGGGAGCCGACCCTTCAGTCTCATAGACTGATTGTACCACTTTCATAAGGAAGTGGAGGTTGTCCGAAAGGAGTTCCAACCAACGTTTGGTTTTAACGTTAGTAGTGATACTATGCTATTCAGTTATGATAGTAACATAAAACCTGTAATATCCAATAATTGGATATAAGGTACATCTTGTGGGTTGCACGGTGGGCTAAGACTAAAAGGGGTGAAACCCTCATTTTTGAAGTCTAAAGTCTGGACCAGGTAGCAGTGGTGCATTGTTACCTGTGAAAGTATTACATGTGTTATACCTAATATGGGAACCATACTGGTAGAAGCACAAAGATAATACATTAATTCCGGACTGTACCAACTAGCGACTGCACAAGAGCCTTTCCCTTTTCTCAAACCCAAATCCTCCGCCTAGGGGGTCAGTTAGACGAAAGCTGTGAGCGTCAATATAATCATGAATAAATACACAATCAAATTAATAACTAATCTGATATGTATCATATTCAATCTTAGTCATGACGGAAAAGGTCATGTTACTAAAACACTAAATATAATGAATAGTCTAAGAAAGAAGAATGGTATAATATATATGTATAGATATATGAAGGCCTCGCGCCTCCATATAACTAGATATATATGTGGTACCAAACTTAAATCTGTGACTAATTCACTAGTATCCACAACCAATAGCTGACCTACAAAGTTTTTGTACTTAAAACCATACCTAACATCAAGGAACGGTAAGAGATTAGTCTTAACGTTAATGACATTAAGTAAGGGAATTAGTCCAAATTCTAAGGAGGCTAAGACCATTAATCCTGATTTTACGCCAATAACAGATATATCGAAAGGAAGGAAATACTTCATCCCTCGTTTCTTTATAGATGTTATGAAACGTAAATACAAAATTAGTGGTGTTATAGATAGTCCTAGAAGTGGGAATTTCTTCTTAAATATGAAGTCATCACCTACAGGGGTTAGTATTACATCTTGTATTACTGCATCCCTGCAGTTCACAACAGATCAATTAATGACGCTTCTCGTCCTTTTGAAGGAAGAGGGGGCGTATTATTATTGAAAATGTCGTGAATTTGCATCATGACGGCCTGAATACTCTCTGACTACTGGAGTTGGAAAGTTATCAATCGTTCATGATTCGGAAGGTAAAGAGAGGGTTATTGCTATGCTTGACTATTGGAGTCAATGAGCACTTAAACCTATCCATGATGATCTTCTTAATATATTAAGAAGTATTCCTATGGATCGAACATTTAGTCAGGATCCTTTCCATGATTGGAAGGATGATGATAATAAATATTGATCTCTAGATCTATCTTCAGCTACCGACAGGTTTCCTTTAAATGTCCAACAGAAAGTGCTATCTGCACTTTATGGTAAACATATCGGAGATGCCTGGGCTTCTTTACTAATTGATAGAGATTACTGGAAAGATGGTACTCCTTACAGATATAGTGTGGGACAGCCAATGGGTGCCTACAGTTCGTGGGCAGCATTTGCTTTAACACACCATTTCACCGTCCAATGGGCCGCATATCTCTGTGGTCATAAAGACTTCAGAGATTATATACTCTTAGGTGACGATATCGTTATCAAAAACGATGCAGTCGCACGAAAGTATATGGGTCTAATGGAGAGGTGGGGAGTGGAGGTCTCTCGTAACAAAACACATGTATCAAAGGATACGTATGAATTTGCCAAGAGATGAGTCCACAACTCTGTGGAAATATCACCTTTACCAGTCAAAGGCCTTATGGGTCACTTCAAAGAACCAAAAACAGTTATGTTTATGATCTTTGAATGGATCTATAAGACGAATTTCTATCATGGTAATACAGCCTATGAGATTGTGAAGGAATCATATAAGCGTTTACGTATAGGGAGTCAGTATTGTACTGAAACACTAATGCGCAAGCGTCTATATGATTTTTGGGTTGGCCTTACTTTCATCCATGAGGTGATTAATCCCACGGAACTAAAGAGTTACCTAATCTCTTTAGGATGAAGTGAGGAAGTTTTACCTAATCGTGATGAAATCTACGATTTTACTCGAAGAATCACGGATTTTTCATTAAGTAAGGTAGTACGTAATGTCAACCTTAAGGTTATAACGATGTCTGAGAAATTTCAAAAGGAGATGTGTAAAACCACTTTTAGTGGTAAAATCACAAATCCCAATGATATATCCTGACATCCTATAATCCATTCTTTAAAGAATAACCTAGTTTCTATCAATAATAGACTTAAGGATTATAAGTCTACTAACGAAGATATTAGGGAATTAATTAAAGAACTTACAATCCCAGGTGTCAATGAGATAGTTCATCTCAAAAGACAAGTAAGGAAAGAAGTTGTTGGGATTGACAGGCTCTGAAAACTTGTCAAAGTTAATTCTATAGTCCCTAAAAAGGACGATAAATTCATTTTTGACTCGCTATCCAAGTTTAATACACTGTCCCTAATCGGACAAGCTGCATTACAACGTGGGATACAGAACCTTGATACGTGGTGTTCTGGTAACGTACCTCAACCGGTAATAGAATTACCCCTTTATTGGGAAATCTACTAAGATTGGATGGTACATTATCACCCAAAAGGTGTAGCCCGTGAGGGCTGCACCGAAATGGGGTCGGCTCCTCTCTCTTAGTCGAG